CAGTGCTTCTCGGCTGCTCATCCTGCGTGGATGTGCTCCGCAAGCTCTGGCTAGCACGCTGCTGCCTGCCGTGCTGCTCCGTGATGCGTGCTGACCGGTGCTGCCCCACATGCCTCCGGCGGCCCTCCGGGAGCGACCTGTGCTCAGGTCGATCAGCTACGACTGGCTCGGCTCGGTGGTTCCAGCGCCTTCCATGAGCCAGGAACGATGCGCACCCACTCGAACCTATATCAGGCCTCCGCTCCGCTCCGACCTGACCCTCGCTCGCGCTCGGAAATCGTTGACGCCACTGCGTGGCGAGCTCCTGCTAGCTCGTCCCGGCCGTGCACTCGAAGGCCGACTCTCGTCGTCCTTCTCTGCCAAGGCCTGGTAGGCGAAAACTCCCCGGACGTTTCGCTGCCTCGCAGCACTCTCGTGCTTGCTCAGGCTTCATCGTCCTGCCGTTATTCCCCCCCCACTGACGTCGGACAAGGTAGAGCCAATGTCAAAAGACCAACGAGAACTTCTTGGGCCCGGGGTCAGGGCGCTCACACACGGCTTCGCCATCGGCGCGGTGGGTTTGACGGGCAAGGGGCCCAAGAACTTCTCGTGCTAGTCCTGCTTTTGACAAGAGGCTCATCACCTTGCCTAGTCAGTGGGTGGGGAATCGCTCCACGGCACTGGCATCAAGAACAACCCACCAAGAGGAGAACGATTCACATGTCAACACCATTTCCCATGTCCCCGGCCGATGCTCGGATCGCAGCTAGGCAGGACGCTGCAGAGATCGAGTCGTTAGCGCAGCTGCCGGTGTGCTGGACGCGTTGTGCGTCGTGCGACCAGCTGACCAGGACGATGATCCAGGTCGCCCACATCCCCACCCTGTGCACCGACTGCATCGTCGACAAGCTCAGCTCGCACCAGATCACGTCCGATACCGAGTGCGATCGTTGCGGAGCCAAGGCGACGCGTGTCGAGGTTCTAGACCAGGCGTCGCACTACGAGATGCTCAACGTCTGCAACGAGTGCATCGGAGAAGACCAATGAGCGCCAGCCGAGACTACTTCCCGACGTGCGGTCAGGTCGCTGACGAGCGCCTGCAAGACCGCATCTACCGCAACGACCCCAGTCCCTCCGGGGGCCGGGGTGCGCCCCGGGGCGCTGCCGCTGCGTCGCCCTTCGGCCCCCCGATCGAGTGGGACGCCTGCATCGACTGCGGCATCGCCTTCCCGGCGGGCTACAAGCACCATCTGGCCGTCCGCTGCGATGACTGCGACTCGACGCGTGGCGGCGACTGGATCCAGGCCACGACGGCTGCGCCATGCGTCGTCTGCACCGTCGCCACGCATTGGGTCGAGGTCAACTACGCAGCCCACCTGCATCCCGGCACCTGCGAGGCAAGCATGGACGCTCGCTTGACCGCAGCGCTCCGCTCCCCTTCCCCTTCCACCACAAGCTCATCAGCTTTCGTCGACGTCGTCGCACGCATCGTTCTCGCACCCAAGGAGGCAACATGACCACCATCGAGTCCACCCGGCAGCGCTACGCAGCCCTCAACCAGGCTCGCCGTCGCGAGGCAACCCCGATCCTCGACAACGAGACCATGTTGGAGTTCCTGATCTCCAACCGCGACCGCGCGGTGCTGGAGGGGTGCCTCAACCTCTCCAACCGCGAGCCGGTCGAGATCGCCGTCCGCACCGCTGCCCGGCGCATCGTCATCGAGCAGCAGATCACCATCGCACCAGGTCTGACCATCACCCGTCCGACCGTGGTCATCCGATCGTCCAGCAAGTTCTGGATCGAGCAACAGCAAGCGTTCCAACCCACCATCCAACAGGAAGCAGAGTCCAATGTCTGATCACACCAGCACCATCCAGGCCGCGACAGCGGCGCATCTCCCGGCGGGCATGACCGCCGAGCAGGTCACCGAGTGGGCGACCGCCGAGTACCTCGCGGGCGAGCGGCTCGCCGAGGACTACTTCGCCGACCCGGAGATCGACCGCACGTCGTACGCCGACAGCTCGTCCGCCTTCAAGGCTGGCTACCTGGCGATGACCGACTCCCTCAACGACCTCGACACAGTCGGCGAGATGTCCCTCGACGAGGTCGTCGAGTGCAGCCTCCAGGCCTACTTCCACGCCAACGTTGCCGAGTCGGCAGCCGAGGCGGAGGCCCTGCTGGAAGCCGCCGCCACGGCGTCGATGCGCCCGGAGATCGGTCACCACGCCAGCGAGGAGCTGCTCGCAGCTGCGGCAGTCGTCGAGCGCTACGGCAAGTTCCAGCCCGACGGCTCGCTCAGCCCGTTCATCCAGCGGCCGATCGAGGTCGACGTCGAGGACTACATGGCGGCCAAGAAGTGCGTGCGCCCTCACGCCCTTCGCCAGCTCCGGGAGGACTTCCTGTCGCTGCGCAAGAACAACGAGCAGCGGATCACGACCGTGACGCTCAACACCTCGCACGAGTCGGACCCGGAGGCCTGGCAGATCGTGCTCGTCGCCCGCTCGACCGGGTCGGTCGCCTACCGCCTGCGCGGTGAGCAGGTGTGGGGCATCCTCTACAAGCCGACGGCTTGGACGGACAAGGTCACCGGCGAGGTCAAGGCCGGTTGGTACAACATGCCCGGCTACGTCGGATGCGCGAAGGTCTGGCACGACTACGACGAGGCGGTCGAGGACGCTGCCGAGTTGAGCCGGGCTCTGGCCACCATCCGGCGTGCCTCCGCCCAGCGCGCGGCGGACGAGGAGGGCACCGGGATCGAGTACCGCCGCAACGAGAACGGCGAACTCGTCCCGGTGGCCGACCAGCCCTACCGAGGCGCCCCGACGGCCGACGATCGCCTGTAGGCACCTCCAGGCCGTCACGACCCGGCTGCGCACCGTCCCGCGCAGCCGGGTCTGGCGTCGGTGGTAGGCCAGGGGCTGCAGGCTTCGCCGCAGCCGCCTGGCGCGACGGCGCCGGCGGCCGTCCGGCTTTCAAGGCCGGCCCCCGCGAAAATATCCGTCCGAGCACACGGTCGGCTGCGCTGACGTGGCCGGTGTTGAGTGTGTTGGGCTCCAATCCCCGCTGGAGCCCAGCACAGTCAGCATCGCCCGTTGCTGCCACGAGCTGAGGAGCATTGAGATGGACGTCGTTCACGAACATCGTGACCACATCGTCAGACTGGCGTTGGATCACGACCTCGCCGATCAGGTCACCACGGCGATGCCATACGCCATGACCGTCATCGGTCGCGGCCACGACGGCGCGCCCAACGGTCAGACGATCGTGCTGCGCCAGTCGCGCAGTGCCCTCGAGGCCGCCGGCCAGGTCGCCGGGCTGATCATCAACGAGGAGTGGCTGCAGCAGTACACCCCGTTGTGGCGCGGCCCGATCCAGTTCGCGGTGACCGTGCGCGCCACCCAGAACTCGCGGGTGCTGTACTGCGCCGGCACGTCGATGCTCGGCTGCACGGCCGGGTCGGTGTTCCTCCCCGCCGATCCGGCGGAGGCCCCGATCGTCAGCCTGACGCACGTCTCGCGCCCGCAGGTCTCGTTGTTCGACTCGACGTTGGCGCTACAGGCGATGCAGGCGTTGCGCGACCTACCGATGGTCGTCGGAGGTGCGTGGTGACCACGCCCGAGCGCCTCGCCGAAGCCCTCGCCCACCTGGCCCGGCTGACCGACGACGAACTCGTCGAAGCAGCCGAGCTCCGGGCCCGCAACAAGCTCAACCCCCCACCAAAGGAGAAGCGATGATGGTCACCCACATGCTCATCGAGCACGATCGGCCGGCGCAAATCGTCCATGTCGGCGAGCACTACGATTGGGGCTTCGATGCCCGGCCCGGCGACACCGTGATAGTCATCATGGACCCGGTCGGCGCGCCCATCGAGCGGTGCCTCGACATGGGCGGCGAGCCGGTCGTCAACCCGTTCACGACGATCACCGAGTGCGACGACGTGGACTTCTGATGAAACGCCGGGCGTTCATCACCCACCGATCCAGCTCACAAGAGCGCCACATCACCCGTGACCAGTACTCGACCAACCCGGTCGAGGTCGGTGTGGAGGTCACGCCGTACTCCGGCGCGTCCACCGTCGAGATCATGCTCACCGTGTACAACAACGGCACCTACGAGGTGTCGCGCGATGACGTCATCGAACATTTCGGAGCGGTGTCGTGAACCCACGCGCCCATCTCGAGTTCATCGACGCCAGAGGCAACGTCGCCAGCAACGTCGACGAGATCGTCGCCTTCTTGCGCTACGAGCACATCGGCCGGCTGCGCTGGCAGTGGTCGCTGCGCACCGTGCACATCCTGCACACTTCGCGCCTGGTCCCGTCCGTCGGGCGCCTGATCGGCTCCGGGGTCGGGATCACCAAGACCAACGCCCTGTGCAGGGCCCAGACCGCACTCACCCAGTACCTCAACCACCAAGGAGCATCATGAGCGATTCGTTCGACACGATCCGCAACATCGTCACCGGCAACTTCAGGTGCACCAGCAACGAACGATTGCTCGGGGTCGCCCTGTTGAAGCTGGCCGACGAGAACGACAGCTACCGCATCCGCCTCGCCGCCCTCGAACTGGACCGCGACGCCCACTCGGTGCGCCTCAACGCCACCAACGCCCGCATCGACCAGGTCATCGACATCTTGGAGAAGGTCGGCGACGTCGTCACGGCGTTCCAGCAGACCTTCAAGTGGATCGACCAGCGCTTCGGCAAGCTCGACTCGCAACTGGACGCGGTCTCCACCGAGCCGGAGAGGCAGCTGTGACCGCCACGCTCCCCGACCGCTACGAAAATTGGTGCGCCGAGAAGGAGCGCACCCCGTCCAACCGCACCAACCTCCACCAAGTGCTCAACTTCCGTGCCGTCGACCTGCTGACCGAGGCGATGGGCCGCCTCAACAGGGCGCGCCTCGCGCTCGGTGAGTTCATCGACTCCGCAGCGTGGGGTTACGACAGTCCCCCGTCCAGCATGACCTGCAACGAGGCCGAGTTGTTCCTCGCAGCCGCCGAAGCGATCGGGGTCAGCGACGAGAAGTGCAACACGTTCATGGCCTACCACGCCGACAAGGACGACTCCGACGAGGACGACGAGCACTTCACCACCGACGACGACAAGGGCTGGGGCCGGCGCAGCGACACCCCGTCGATGCTCGAGGTCGTCGGCGCCGCCGTCTACGACGCGGCCACCGACACCCTGACACCCATCGACAGCGACCAATTCCCGGGAGACCAACATGGCAACTGAGATCGTCAACGCCAAGATCACCGCCACCACCCTTGGCCGCGAGGACCACGGCATCCCATCGTCGTTCATTCGCCTGGCCTGGGACGGTTACGGTCAGGGCTTCGGCGGCTACAACCTGCGTGGCAAGGCGATGGAGATCTGGGTCTCCGGGATCCTCGACGCGCTGCAGCTCGGCGACTGGTCGAAGCTGACCAACACCTACTGCCGCATCGAGCGCGAGGCCGAGTGGAACGGCAAGATCATCGCCATCGGCCACATCGTCGAGGACAGCTGGTTCTTCGCGTCCTCACTGACGGAGTCGTGATGGACCACCACGTCACCCTCGAACCCGAGCTGCTCCCCAGCGGGGAACTGACCATCGTCCTCACCTGCACATGCGGCGGGGCGTACGAGGTCGGAGTCGGCCACACCATCCACCACGTCATGCGAACGCTCGGCGAGGTCGAGCACTACACCGACGACCTAGATCACAGACAACCACCACAACACGAAGGAGAAACACTGTGAGCAACGATGCACAAGTCACACTCATCGGCAACCTGACCAGGGAGCCGGAACTGCGCTTCACGCAGGGCGGCAAGGGGGTCTGCAGCTTCGGCATGGCAGTCAACCGCCGCTACCAGGTCAACGGCGAGTGGCAGGAAAAGGTGTCGTTCTTCAACGTCACCGTCTGGGACACCGCCGGCGAGAACTGCGCCGCCTCGCTCGCCAAGGGCATGCGCGTCATCGTGACGGGCCGCCTCGAGCAGAACGATTGGGAGGACAAGGAGGGCAACAAGCGCTCTAGCGTCGAGGTCGTCGCCGACGAGGTCGGTCCCTCTCTGCGCTGGGCCCGCGCCGAGGTCGAGAAGATCGTCAGCGAGCGCACCAACACCAACGCCACCCGCACCGCGCCGGCCAATGACCCGGTGTACGGCGACGAGGAGCCCTTCTGAGGTGAATGGTCGGCCGCCGGGATGAAGGCAAGGCTCCCGGCGGCTGACCACTTCTCATCCCACCAAAGGATGCGTCCACAGTGTACGCAGACCATCCATCCACCAAGGAGCACCGATGCCCAAGATCCACCTCGTCCTCGAGGTCCCCAGCTACGTGAGCACACAGACAGCTGCGCTCGCGTTCGCCAAAGCCAAGGCCCACGACGCCACGCCCTACTCCATCGAGTACGACGACGGCCGCGTCGTCGCCATCCCCGGCCCCGTCACCGGCGACCCGATCAGCTTCAACATCGTCCGTGACAGCATCGGCAACTGGAAGTGGGTCCTCTCCTCGAGGCACGGCGTGGCCGAGGTCGGCGCGACCGACGTCGAGACCGTGCTCGACGAGCTCGTCAACTTCCTCGTCAACCACAACGCCGGCGAGTACCACTTCGTCGAGGGTAGGCAGATCCTATGAGGGAGTCGGTGCTCTACACCCCGTGCGACAACCATGACGACGTGCACATCCATGTTCGAGGCCGGATCCTGCACTCGGACTGGTGCCCGCGCTGCGAGTCGATCATCGACTGCGACATGTGCGAGGTCTGGCTGGTCCCCGACGCCATCGAGGCCGATCCCCATCCACCACTGACCAACTTCACCTTCTACACCACCCACCAAGGAGCACCAGTGACCACGTTCGACACCCCTCCCGTCGACATTCCCACCGACCAGCGCGTCGTCAACCTCACCCATGAGGTCGAGATGCTGACCACCAACCTGCAGAACACCGAGCAGGAACTGATCGAGACCCGGATGCAGTACGTCGACCGGGGCAACACCATCGACGCGCTGCGCACACAGTTGAACTGCGCCCAGGAGAACCACCGCGAGGACATCGAGCGGATCTCCGACCGGCTCATCGAGGAGGCCAACGACCGGGGCTGGTGCGACACCTACGACCAGATCATCAACCAGATCAACCGCAACCTCCACGTCCCACTGCGCAGGCGCGAGCGCAGCTACTGCGTCACCCAGACCATCGAGCTGACCGTCACCAAGTACCTGACGGCGGTCGATGAGGACCAGGCCGAGCGCGACGCCGGCGAACTCGAGGGCTTCTCCTCGTTCGTCGAGCGGCAGGGCTGGAGCTACGACGGTGTCAACGTGCGGACCACGACCGAGCAGGACGACGACTGATGGGCGACCACGTCTGGAGCTACGTCAACGTGCGCACGCCGCGCCACTGGGGCGACGATGTCGCCCATCCACCGTGGTTCATCTCCGAGATCGGCGAGGACATGTGCGGCTGGAACGACATCGACCTCGACATCACCGACGACATCTGCACCTGGAGCATGAACGGCGAACTCAACTACGGATGGGGCAGTGGCAACCGGGCCAGCGAGATCGGGGATCTGATGCGCACGTATCGGATCCCCTTCGTCGCCGGCAACGAGGGCTCCGCCGAGTACGGCGCGTCCGGCGAGGTGTTCGACGGCGCTGCCAACGAGAGCTACGACTTCGACGGCTACGAGCAGGCGATGATGAGCCTCTCGGTGTGGAAGCAGATCCGCGCCGAGGTCTCCAAGGACCGCAGCAAGGGCATGAACTCGCTGTACTGGACCACTCAGATGGTCGAGGACTGGTTCGCCAAGCGCAACCAGAGCATCACCGACCTCCCGTGTGAGCACCTGCGCACCGCACTGTGCCCACCCAACCCTGCCGAGCAGGTCGAGATCCGATTGGTGCGCTTGTTCGACGAGGACACCACCGACCCGGCCTCGTGGGCAGCACGGGAGGGATTCTGATGACCAAGCCCAAGCACGCACCACTCGGTGTGATCATCGCCCGCATCTACCAGGACTGGACCGACGAGGACGGTCAGTGGGAGAGCAACGACATCGTCGAGGCTGTCGCCACCGAGCTCGAGCGGCAGGGCTTCTTGAAGTCCTGCGACGAGCACGGCAGCTACAACGCCGAGCTGAGCCACTGCCCATCCACCGACCACGAGCACCGTCGTGCCGGCCCCGACAACAGCGTCGACCACCTGTAAGGAGGAACATGCACGGCAGACCTGACCCGACACCACGCAACACCGACCTCCAAGCTCTGGCCCTTGCCAAGCTGATCGAGGCCGGCCTACCTCGCATCGACCGGGGAGAGCACATCTCCAGCTGCGCCAGACGGTTCGAGCACATGTTGACCCGCGCCCACAAACGGATGGACGAACTCGGTTACCCGCCGGTCAACCATCCCATCGTCCGTGAATCGGAGGCAGCATGAGCGACGCGACCGAAGCTCCCGTCCACATCGTCGATCCACCCAACGTCACCACCCGCTGTGGTCTCAAAGGATTCGATCGTCACCCCTACCTGCCCGCCGAGGCGGTGCAGCAGCACATCGACTGGCGCAACGTGCCGGTCTGCGAGGCCTGCGCCGTTGATGGCTGGCCCGGAAAGGAACCATCGTGACCACCAAGAGCGTCGTCACTGACGTCCTCGAATCCCTCCTCGACCTCGTCCTCGAGACAGCCGGCCCCGGCGAGGTAGCCATAGGCAACGGTGGCGGCGACGCCACCCATCCCGAGACCGAATGGTACGTGATGTGCTACTGGATGCCCAACAATGGCTACGACGGCGACGGTGGCGATTGGGAGATCTTCGTCGAGGCCCCGTCACTGCGCGCTGCGCTGTGCCAGGTCATCGCCCACCCACGGTTCGGCCAATGAGCGCGACGCCGACTCCGACCGCCGACCTCGTAGCCGGACTCGATGCCCTGCTCGATGAGTACATCCCCGGCACCAAAACATGGATCCTCTTGATCGAAGCCGCCGATCGACTGACGAAGCTGGATGCCCACATCGCTGCGGTGCGCGCCGCCCTCGTCATCCCCCAGCCCAACTCACAATTCGAAACGTCCTACGAATACGGCTATGCCAAGGCATTGCTCTACGTGACCGACGCGCTCGAGAAGGCGGAAACATCCAACTCTGTAACACCCACCAAGGAGAATGACACTCATGGGAACTGACATCCACCTCATCGCCGAGGCCCGTGACGACAACGGCCGCTGGCAACTGATCCCTGGTCCGATCGAGGACTGCTGGCACTGCCACGGCAAGGGCATCGTCGACGCTGCCGACTTCCCGCACGCCCGCCAGGACTGGATCGAGGCCAACCACGGGACGGTCTGCGACTACTGCTCGGAGATGGTCTCCGACTGGGACGCCGTCGACTACCCGAACACCAAGATGCTCAACCCCGACTTCGTCCAGGCCGGCAAGAGGATCGGCAGCTGGTACGACGACCGCAACTACGTGGCCTTCGCCCTGCTCAACGACGTCCGCAACGGCAGCGGGTTTGCCGGCTGCGACACGGGCGACCGGGTCGAGCCGATCTCCGGCGGCGACACCGACCGTGGATTGCCCGACGATCTCAGCGACGCCGGTGTGCTGTGGTTCCACCACCACGGCGGCGACCACTCCGACCACTGGCTCAGCCTGCGCGAGGTCCTCGAGTACAACTGGAACGCACCGATCATCAAGCGCGGCGTCGTCGACCTCGAGCAGTACAAGGCCTACAAGGAGGGCCGGGAGTTGACCGAGTGGTGCGGCTCGGTCTCCGGCGGCATGGTGCGCAATGTCAGCAACACCGAGATGGACCGCCTGATCAGCGGGGACACCCTCGTCGACAGCGACCTGTACTACTACACGCAGATCCAGTGGGTCGGGGTGATCACCGACTACGCCGGCCGTCTGCTCGACCAGATGAAGATGCTCGCCATCACCGTCGGTGAGCGCGACACCCGCATCGTGTTCAACTTCGACAGCTGATGAACGCCCGCGACGACTACCCGCCCGAAACGATCGACGGCAAACAGCATGACGCTATGTGCGCCGAGCTAGACGAACTGCGCGCCCAGGTCGCTGAACTCGGTGATCTCCGGGTCACGGTCAACGACCTGCATGACGAACTGTTCCGCGTCAACGGCCAGGTCGCTGCGGTGAACGCCGCCCTCGACCAGTACTGGGATGGCCCTGCTAGTTCCCGGTCGCCTTCTCGCTGCGTGGAAGCCATTGCGAAGGTGGTCGGACGATGAGTGCCCGTGACGACTACAGCAAGACCTTCTTTGAGGATGACGACTGGTACGACACAGCGATGGACGAGATCGACCGGCTGCGCAGCGCCTTGAAGTGGATTCGCCAAGTCGCCACCGTGCACTACATCGGTGGGGCGTTCGACCCTGAGCACATGGGCGAGCTGGCGAACATGGCAACCGATGCCCTCAACGGTGAGCCGGTCATCGACTACGACGCCGCGATGGAGCGAGCCAAGGTCAAAGCCGCCGAATGGTTCACGATGTTCAACGAAACCTCAACCACCAACCAAGGAGACAGCACATGAGTCACGAGTTCGACACTGGCTTCACCGTCAGAGAACCCGCCTGGCACGGGCTCGGCAACCTGCTTGCCGCAGCACCGACCAACATCATCGAGGCCCGCGAGGCGGCCGGCCTGACCTGGGAACCGCGCAAGGTCCCGGCCTACCAGAAGAAGCGCGAGCTCGTCGGCGTCACCGTCGAGGGTGAGATCGTCGAGCGCGACATCTTCGTCGAGGTCGAGGGCGCGGCACTCATCGAGCGCACCGACACCGACGCGGTCATCGGCCACGGCGTCAGCTCCGACTATCAGCCGATCGACAACCAGACCATGTTCGAGGTGTGCGAAGCGCTCGCCTCCGAAGGCGCTGTGTGGGAGACGGCCGGCTCGCTGCGCGGCGGCTCGATCGTCTGGTCGCTGATGAAGCTCGACGAGCCGTTCACCCTGCCCGGCGACAACTCGATCTCGCACCCGTTCGTCAGCGTGGTCAACTTCCACGACGGCAGCGGGGCGATGCGGGCCCAGTCCGGCAGCATCCGCATCGTCTGCCAGAACACCAACAACGCCGCCGACTGGCAGGCCAAGTCGCGCCAGACCCAGTTCGTCTTCCGCCACACCGCCAACGTCGAGGACCGGATCAACGAGGCACGCCAGGTGATCATGGGCTCGAGGTCGGAAGCGGCGGAGTGGCAGGAGCTGGCCGAGGAGCTGCTCGGTATCCCGGTCACGACCGGGAACTACAACGCCTTCCTCGACGAGTTCTTCCCGCTGGCCCCCGGCGTGGTCCACTCCGACCGGGTGCTCAAGAACTGGGAGGGCGCGCGCGGGATCTTCACCCAGTGCTACAACGGCGAGACCAACGCAGCCGCCCACGGCACGGCACTCGGGCTGATGAACTGCGCCACCGAGTACCTCGATCACCTCCGCGCCTACAAGAGCAAGGACACCTACGTCACCCGGACGCTGCTGCGCCCGGAGCCGCTCAAGGCCAAGGCCCTGCAGATCATCAAGGCGGTGTGTGTCTGATGGGCGCCGACCAATTCGAGACCGGACCCTGGCCCGGCACGCTCGAGCAGGCCTTCAACGACGCCGTCGACGCGGCCAACTACGAGTACGGCCACCGTGCCTACACCGGTCAGATCAACGTCAAGTCCGGCTGCACCAAGGCCGTGCTCCCCGGCGGACTGCCCGAGGGGATGACGCCTGATCGGTTCTTCTACGCGATCAGCTCGATCAACGACGAGATCACCGACGAGCAGCTCAACAGCTACCCCATCTACAAGCAGATCAAAGAGGACATCGACACGCTGCGCACGCTGGTCTCAGCGCAAGCCCTCGACAACTGGTACGAGATCTACGACGACAAGTGGGGACCGGCGCTGGCCATCGAGACACCGGAGGGTTGGTACTTCGGCGGGTACGCGAGCAGCTGAATGCTGATCGCCTTGATCGTTGTGTGTGTCGCCATCCTGCTCTGCGAGGCCTTTGCCCCTGGCACTTCAATGTGTAACGGCGTACACTCGTCCATCATGGACGGCGACACACACAACTCTGCCCACTGCGCATCGTGCCAGGCTCCGATCATCTGGACCCTGACTGAGCGCGGCAAACGGATGCCGGTCAACGCCGAGCCCGTCGACGGGGGCAACATCCGCCTCGACATGCGCCGACCCGTGCATTCGTTCGTCGTGCCGGTGGGCGAGATGTTCTCGGAGGACATCCCCGGTGACGACGGCAAGCGGTACACGTCGCACTTCGCCAGCTGCCCGGAGGCAGACCTGTGGCGCAACGGCCGGCCCGCGCCGAACACACCGGGCCCGGACATCCACCGCACGATGCATCGCAGCTTCTGATGCACGTCCTCGCCGCCATCATTGCCGAGGCGTTCCAGGGCTACCCGGTGACCGAGAGCGTGCATACCATCGAGCGACGTTCGATCACCGTGCGCGACGCGACCCTGTGGTACACGTTCATCGGTGACGCCGACTGTCCGGCCGACGAGATGTTCATGATGCCGCGACCCATGGTGTAAGGTCTTACACACCTCAACCACCAAGGAGAACCAGTGGGTCTTGGAACATTCGATGGCCATGACGTCATCACATCCACCGTTGCGATCACCAACGCCGGCGACGGACTGTCGCAAGCGATGTCGATCGAACACACCGAGCTGCACCACGGCGACAAGGTCTACGTCGTCCTCGAGTGCGAGGTCACCAACGTCGCCTTCCCGGTGATCAAAGACACCGAGTCGCTGTCGCGCAAGCACACGCTGCGCGCCGGCGTGGCGACGATCGTCGACAAGCGTCTCGTCGATAGCGTGATCGGTGAGCAGAAGCGCAAGATCAATGAGGCCAAGGGCGTCGTGTCGCTGCCCTTGGAGGATTCTGACTGACGGAGCCAACCGTCCCCGGCTCAGTCATTCAGCAACGAGAGAGCCCCCCGTAGGAGCAGGATCCAACGGGGGGCTCTCTGCGTTCTCGGGACGACTGTCGTCGAAGGACTTGGTCTCCTCCGCCTCGAGGCGAGCCCGCTTGGCATCGGCCAGCGGTGTAGCTCCGGCCTCGACGGCGATGATGTACTTGCCGCCCTCCGGTGTGACCACGAGCGAGCCCGGCATCTGCGTCCACTTCACATAGCCGTGGCTGCGGAGCACATCGAGCTGCCGCACCACCAGGTTGTGCGTCTCGCGCATCAACCGCGACACTTCCTTGGCAGTGCAGGCCTTGTTCTCTTCGCGCACCCTCTTGATCGTCCGGAGGATCTCTGCCGCGTACTGGTCACCTGTTGATCGAACTGTTCGCATGGTCCGGGACTGTAACACCCAAGGTGTAAGCTCGTACACAATCCACCCCACCAAGGAGAAGCCGATGCCCATCAATGAACCGCACGAAGATCTCCCGGCGCGCCGGCCCAACGGCAATGCGCCGGTCCCATCCGACGAGCAGATGATTGCCGCGCCGATCGCCGCCGCGTGGTGGGAACAGTTCCAGGCCGGCCCCGACTTCCGCCGGGCCCGTGCCATTCCCGAGCTGCCGCTGCGGGCCAGCGCGGTGTCGCAGCGCTGCGACCGCCAGTTCTGGTACAGCCTGACCGACATCGAGCCGACCGACGCCAGCGATGCGGCGAGCGTGTTCCGCATGAGGCTCGGCTCGATCGTCCACGACGAGCTCGACAAGTCCGACGTGCTCAAAGGACACACCGCCAACGGCCACAAGTGGGGCTGGTTCCCGGAGGAGGCCATCGACCTGCGTCCCGCCGGCTTCCCCGGCTCGGCCCACGGTGACTGGATCTTCTACGACGACAACCAGCCGCTCGAGGTGGCAGAGATCAAGACCGTCGGCGGCTACGGCTACAAGCTGATGGCATCGAACTTCAACGGCCCCCCCGAAGGCCCGAAGTGGGAACACGCCATGCAGGCAGCGATCGTTGCCGTCGCCGTCGGTGCGCAGCGCATCCGCCTGGTCTACTTCTCGTTCGAGAACCTCGCCCCGGACGTCGCCCGCGCCGTCGGTGCCGATGAGTTCGGCCGGTTCTGCGCGGAGTGGGTGTACGACATGGACGAGCCGTTCCCCGGCACGACCAAGACCCTGCGCGAGGCGGTGGCCGTCGAGGCCAAGCGTCAGATCCGCATCCTGCACCTGGCACAACCGGCGATCGGCGATCAGCAGATCCTCCCGGAGCGGACGTTGTCGCACCCGTCCTACCCCGGCGGGGCGATGGTCACCAACCCGGCGCCGGCGCGGGGCAAGGCGACGTGGGTCAAGCTCGACATGCAGGGCACGGTTCGCTCGTCGGGCACGACGTGGATCTGCGACTACTGCGACTTCCGTACGCGGTGCATCGAGGACGGCGCGGCCAGCGTGACGATCTCGACCAAGACCGAGGGCACGCCCACCGAGGAGCTGCGCGCCGAGCAGTACATCGGACCCGACGCATGAACAGCGCCGACGCCTTCAAGGCCCTGCGCATACGCATCTGGGCCGACGCCGCCAGCGTGATCTACGTCCGCGATCCTCTGCCACCGATGACGTTGGCCGAGGCCGAGGCCTACGGCATGACCACTCAGGAGGAGGTCGACGACTACAACAAGAGCGAGGTCGAGGGTCGAGACTCCAGGGCCGACCTGCTCGCCGCCGAGCGCCGCTGGGAGGCGTGGCAGTACGTCGCCCTGTGCATGGACTGGTCCGTTCCGAAGGATCCCTACGACGTCTACGAGCAGCCCGTCGAGTGGTGCCAGCCATGACCACCTACGCCAAGAACACCGACGTCTCCGTCGAGCGCTCCCGCGCCGAGCTCGAGCGCACGCTGCAGCGCTACGGAGCGACGGCGTTCGGGTACATGACCGAGGCCGGGCGAGCGGTGATCATGTTCGAGTCGCACGACCGGCGGATCAAGTTCGACCTGCCGCTCCCGCGACCGGACGATCGGGAGTTCACCCACCACGCGCGTGGCGCACGGACGACGACGGCTGCGGCTGCGGCGTGGGAGCAGGCCTGCCGGCAACGGTGGCGCGCCCTCAACCTGGCGGTCAAGGCCAAGCTCGAAGCAGTGGAGTCGGGGATCGCCGAGTTCGAGGACGAGTTCCTCGCCTACCTGGTGCTGCCCAATGGGCAGACCGTCGGCGACTTCACTCGTCCGCAGATCGCCAAGGCCTACGAGAACAACCAGATGCCGGCGCTGATGCCGGGGGCGTCATGAAGTCCGTCTGTTATGTCTGCGGCGCGCCGTTGATGACCGTCAACGCGCACACCTACCACGCCGAGGGCTGCCCGCGACGTGACGATCCCACCGCCGGCTGTTGGAACTACAAAGCGTGCGGCGAGGATGTGCACGAATCGTGCTGCCCGACATGTCTCGGCCCGAACAAGCCGCAACAGCCGACGCTGCCGTTCGAGCCGGCCCGCGTCCACGCTCGCAAGGGCGATCCGTACACCAGCGACCAGGCGCTCAAGGCCATCGCCAAGGACACGACGCTGATGAACGGCATCTGGGTCTACGCCAGCGAAGTGCGACGACAGTTCGGTCATCCAGCGTTCAACGACACGATGCTGACCGCATGGCTCGAGTGGCACACCGGCCGACGCCAGCAACGCAACGTCGTCGCTCGCTCTCGTGGCTTGCTCGTACAGGCTGGGCTGCTCCGAGAAGCGGGAGTCCAGAGCTACGACGGCCGCGAGCTCATGCACTACGAGATCCACCCCGACAACCCCAAGGAGAAGCAGTGAAGCAGACCTACAGCGTGGCATTCGAGACGACCACCGTCGACATCTGGGAGGTCGATGCCAACAACCAGAACGAAGCGACGATGCTCGCCACGATCGAACGTCAACACTACCTCGACGAGAGCGACCCGGATCGCGACGGCTATGGCCCGACGCACTCGCACGTCACCAAGATGAAGCTGCTACCGGTGAAGCCGACGGTGCAATGAAGCGACACGCCATCACCGCCATCGCCGACATCGACCGGCGCGCGCCCGAAGCCGGGCGGATCCGGCTGGGGATCCAGACCAAGGCGGCCAATGGCAAGATGCGGCCGGCGTCGATCAACACGCTGCGCTTCACCTCACCCGACCGCGCCGTCATCGAGCAGATCGCTGCCAGGTACGGCGGCACCGTCGAGGCATGGGACGAACCCAAGGCCAGTCCCTCGCACCAATGGCAGGTGATCACCGAGTCCAACGAGGTCCGCGTCTACCTGCCGAGCGATGGGCTGTCGACGTGGTACGAGCTGTGGAAGGCGACGGGCGGCAACCTACGCCGCTGCGACGGGGTGACCTGCGCGACGCCGCAGCTGTGCGGCGACGGCGACTACGAGATGGTCGACGTGCCGTGCATCTGCGCGGCCAAGGGCGCGCTGGAGTGCACGGCGGTCTCGCGGCTGACCGTGATCCTGCCCGAGTTCGCCTTCCTCGGCACCTGGCGGTTGGACACCAAGGGCTGGAACGCCCACCAGGAGCTGCCGGGGATGTACGACTTGATCCAGGAGCTGAACCGGCGCGGCCACATGGCCGACGCGGTGCTCAGCGTCGAGCGCCGCGAGAAGCAGACACCCACCGGCAAGCGGAACTTCGTCGTGCCCCGGCTGGCTGTCCGCACCAGCGTCGAGGAGCTGCAGTCCGGCACTCCGGTGGGGTCGATCGGCACAGGGCCACACAGCGCCCTCTCCGTGGTCCCTGAGTTGAACGCCGGCGTTCAAGTTGGCGATCAAGTAGACATCGTCGAGGCCGAGGTGATCTCCGAGGAGCTGCTCGAGGTGGAAGCCAGGCTGCGCGCCGACGCCGCCAACTTCGGGCTCGACGAGGACATGTACGTCGAGGCAGTCAAGGCCCAGACCGATGGCGAGATCGCCCGGATGCGGGTCTGCAGCGACAAGGTGCGCGCCGAGGTCATCGAGCCGATCGGCTTCGCCAACAACCGAGTGCAATGGCGGACCAAGTGAGCGCCGGCACGAGCGACACCATCCTCATCGACGACGGTGCGACCTGGACCGAGGTCGGCACACCACTGCCGGTCACCGGCACGTCGGGCCCGCCGCTCGGCGCGACCGCGCTCGGTCTCTGCGTGGTCGGTGCGCTGCTGGTCCGGTGGGTGAAGCGATGAAGCGCCGACTGCTGTCCACCTACCGCTGCCCGCTGTGCTTGAAGCACACCCGGCTGATCGGCCGTCTACGGAGGGCACATCCGCCTTTGTGCTGGCACAAACACACCGAGAAGTGGGGCGCTGCCCCCAAGACCACCCGACTGGAGGGAGCGAGATGACCATAACCGACGCCCCGATCAATGACCGCTGCACCTGCGGCGAGCAGATCCGGGACAACTACGAGCCGGGTGTCCGCCCGTTGGGCAGGGCGGTCGGTGGTTGGATGCACAGCTTCGACGGCCTGCCGTGCTTCGCGATGACGGGCGGCGGTGGTGGGGCCGGTAGGTCTCCCGACTACATCATCCACGCCGGCGTCGGCAGCGGAGCCGGTGCCTGGACCGCGCCGCCCAAGAAGGAGACCGCCAACCTCGGTCTGGCCACCACTGAGGAGTTGTTCCGCGAGCTGATCGCCCGCTTCCGTTCGTACACGGACTACGACAGGGCCATCACCATCGCCGAGATGCTCGGTGGTCTCAGCGCCAACGACCGCGAATATCGGCCGGCCGATGCCTGACCACACGACCACTCACCTCTCGCCCGATACCGACGAGGCGACCCGGTGAAGCGATCCCCGCTCCGCCGTGGCACAAGCACCTTGACGCGATCACCCCTGGCTCGCATCGGGCGCAAGAAAGCCGGCAAAGCAGGACGACGTGCCACCGTGGTCGAACACATCCGCAACCGCGACGTGTCCTGCCAGTTCTGGAACTTCGTCTGCGCCAACTGGATGGAACTCGAGATCGTCGCACCACCGTGCAGCGGACACCTCGACGTCCACGAGATCGTCCCGCGCTCGGTGTGGCCCGACGGCGACCTCGACGAGGACAACTGCGTGCTGCTGTGCCGCGTCCACCACAGCTGGCTCGACGGCGATCGCAATCTGGCCGAGCAGATCGGCCTGTACCGGAGGTTCAAGCCACTATGACGGGCACATCTCCAACTGCGCTGTCATTCTTCGTCGCCGGCGTACCGATCCCGCAGGGCTCGATGAAGGCCGTGTCGATCAAGGGCAAGAAGTTCACCCAGCTGATCTCCGACAACGGGGCCGTCCTCAATCCATGGCGCGGCAAGGTCGTCGACGTCGCCACGCTGGCCCGCAATCTGCACGGGTGGCCGACGAACTACACCGGGGCGGTACAACTGTCCTGCCGATTCATCCTGCCGATGCCGCCGTCGCGTCCGGCCGCCGCGCGTCGCGCCGGCATCGACGTGTGCCGTGTCAAGCCGGACCTCGACAAGCTGATGCGTGCCATCGGTGACGCGCTGACCATCGCCGACGTCCTCGACGACGACAGCCGCATCGTCCAGGCCCACCTCGCCAAGTACGAGGTCCTCGAGCACCAGCTGTGCGGCGTCGAGGTCGTGCTGCAGATGATGACCGAGTTCGACACCGCCACCAGCACCCAGTCTCTGCTCGCCCGCCGGCGGGCAGCACCACCACCGATAGGAGCACGAGCATGAACCACGTTTCTTTCACTGAGATCATCAGCATCATGGGCGAAGATGCGAAGATGCGCACGCGCGAGATCTACGTCGACCACGTCGTGACGGTGGCACAGTCCTGGGACCACGACGACGTCGTCGACATCACCTTGGTCAACGGCGGCGTCGTATCGGTCTGGCATGACCTCGACGAGGTCATCGACCGCATCGACCGGGCATTAGCGGAGTAGGAAGTAGGCGATGACGATCAGCACCGCCCCGCCGACGATCAACTCGATCAGCGTCAGGCCGGCGTCGGGCTGGTAGATCTCCCCTTCGGCATCGAGCGTCGGTGTGGCCGGGCCCTGCGGAGGCAGGAGACCACGCTGATCCGGTGACACCGGGGTGACACGGCGAACCTGAACGATGATGATGGCGACGACACCTGCGACGGTGGTCAGCGACTTGAGGAGCCACGGCGGCACGCCGTCGACGTCCTTGATCTGCTGCAGCACGTAGGTGAGTACCGCTGCGATCACCGTCAGCCATGCCAATGCGGACTTGAGCAGCACCTTGGCTCTTTCGAACAATGCTGGGAGGTTCATGCTGCCTTGCTCCCCACTCGGCCCCAGTCTGACACCGACCACGGCCGGCCGTCGGACAGGAGGCTGGTTGGCAGGTCCTCGTTCAGGAGCCACAGGCTCTTGGCGACGTGCTCGCCGAACTCGTAGGTCTTGGCGCCGCCGAAGTTGATCTGGTCCTCGAGCATCTTGACGGCAGCCGGGTCGGCGCCGTCGATCCACAGCACATCCCAGAACTGCGGATTGACGCCACCGCCCGGCGTCGGCTTGAGGTTGACGTAGCCGAGGAACGTCGTCTTGGGCTGAGTGTTGTTCAGCGTCAGTACGGCCAACTCCATGTGCTCTCCTTCGGGGGGTGGCGCCGGCGTAAGGGGGAACTGCCAGGCGTGCAGGGGGTACATCGTGGGCAGATCGAACTCGCGGCGAGCGTGGGGCAGCTCGAGCGGCTGGGCGTGCCACGGCTCGTTGTTGACGTCAGCGAACTCGATCAGCCCGAACTTGTAGCCGTCGGTACGCAGCACCGTCAGGTCGCCGACCATGTCGACGGCCAGCGCCCCGTTCGGTGTGGTGCCGTCCTCGTGATACGACGAGCCCGGAGGAGCGGCGGAGGCCACGCCGGGGTTCTTGGCCCACAGATGGCCGTTGTAGCGGACGGTGCCGTTGACGTCGTCGATGTGATAGCGCGACAAGAACAGCAACCGCTGCGCCTCGGTGGAGCGAGCCCCACCGCCGACGCCGATGGTGCCGCCGGAGTGGATCATCAGCGCCTTGACGCGCCGCCAGAACTCCGGCTCGAGGGCCTTGACGTCGACGCGCAGCTCGATCGACGACATCGCCCGTGGGATACCCGGTCCTCCAGTGCTCGAATAGCCGTTGGGGTACAGCACTTCGGTCACAGATGTCACCCTATTCGGTGACCGGCGTCTCGCCGGTGATCTCTTTCTTGGGCAGCGCCGGATCGAGGAAGATGTAGCGGCCCATCACGTCGACCATGTGCGCGGTGATCTTGTTGTTGGCCTCGACCTCGGTGGTCAGGTGGTCGATCCGGGTGGCGTTGGCGACGTGCTGGGTCTCGTTGACCTCGGCCAGGTCGCGGACCTCGGTGCGAATCCCGTCGAGCTGCGGGGTGATGACGTTGTTGATCAGGTGCTCGGCGCGCTTGTTCCAGCTGCGCGTGATCGGCTCACCGACCAGGCGGGTGAACACCCAGATCGTGGTGCGCCGGATCGGGGAGCGCGGGTGCCAGATCACCTTGGTCCACAGTACGCCGATCGCCGCCGCCACGGCCGCGACGAGCACGATCGCTCCACCCCAGTTGTTCAACCAGGACGGGACGGCGTTCTGCACGTCCTCGGCGAGGTAGAGCGTGATCATCTAGTGGCCCTTGATGAAGAAGTTGACGACGCCGCCGGACGGGGTGATGTCGAGAGCGGTGTTGGCGAAGCCGCCATTGCCCGACGAGCCGGTGAAGTTCGGCAGGTCGACGGCGTGGGTGTGGCCGGCGCTGGCCCCGCCGGTGTTCTGGTTGATCGTGTGGTTGTGCAGTGCGTTGGGCGGGCCGGTCACCGAGTTCAAGGCATACGCCGCGCCACCGGTGGCGATCCCGGCGCCGCCGAGGTCGCCGGTCCCGTTGACGACGAACGCCGTCGTGCCGGCGTTGGGCGGGGCCTGGTGGGCGTGGGTCGGCGAGTCGTTGTTGGTCGCACCGTTGAGGTTGTGGAAGTGATCGACCGAGTTGCCACCGGAGGTGACCGAGCCGTGGTCGTGGTCGATGGTGTGGGTGTGCAGCGGCAGGTTGCCCGAGGCGATCGTCTTGGGCATCGTGCCCGCCGAGGGGACCGGGCCGGCGAGGCCGCCGAGGGTGAGTGACGCGCCGGAGTCGTCCATGACCATCACCCGGTTGCGCCAGTCCGGCAGGATCAGGTTCGAGCCCGACTTCCACGCCGCCGGCGCCTTGGCCCACAGTGCAGGCAGGTTGGCTTGGGCGTTGACCAGGGTCTGGCCGTTCATCAGGAACCAGCCGGTGTCCTCCGTCGACGAGATCGAGCACTTGATGTCCCCGGCCACGTACAGCAGGGCCTGCACCGCAGCCGACAGGCCGGTCAGGCCGAGCGCGGCGTACTGCGGGATCGAGCCGTTGGAGACGATCGGCAGCCCGCTGGTGCCGATGGGCAGCTGCGAGTAGCCGAACGCCGCCGAGCGGTACGACATCGACCCGTTGGCCGAAGCCGCCGACGCCATCGCGTTGGCCTGCTCGATGGAGAAGGCGTCCATGACGTGCTCGACCGAGGCCAGGGTGAGGTGCGAGACCGCCGTGGTGCCGTCGTAGCCACGCTGCACCGTCAGCACGTTGCCGGCGCGGGCGGTGACCAGCATCTTCTCCTCGCTGGCAGCCAGCGTGGTGCGGTCGACGGTGATCACGTACGGGCCCGTCGAGCCGTCGAGGCCGAGGTTCGATCCGCTGGTCACGGTGATCGAGGTGACCGCTGCGTTGATCCCACCGTTGAGGGTGGTCGCCACCGCACCGCCGCCGTAGGCCTTGTCAATCCATTCGTTCGCCATCAGGGCCTCCTAAGCCGCAACCAGTTGCACTACGAGCAGGCCCTGCGGCCCGCGTCCGTCCGACGTCCACTTCCGTGCCCGCCACTCGAAGTTGTCGACGCGCACCCGGTAGCCGCGCGTCCCGACCCGGAACACGCAGTACCGCTTGGTCGCGTACAGGTCCTCGATCCACAGGTGCATCTCCTCGAGATCGAACGGCTGGGTGTAGCCCTCGCCGATACCAATGACGACCTTCTCGTGCACGATCAGGGGCAACACCCACTGCAGCACCGGCGGAGCCACCGGATACGCCCTGAGCCGCCAGCGATACAGCGTCGGGGTGGACGCACCTGTTCCCGACAGGATGATCTTGACCTCGAACGACCCGACCTGCGAGCCGGCAAGGTCGATGGTCAGCTCCTCGGCATTGGCGGTCGACTCGGTGCCGACGGCCAGCAGTGTGCCCGCCCGGTCGTAGACGCGGGCCTCGATCGACTCGCCGGCGGACAGCGCTGAGAAGTTGACGTCGAGGCCGATCAGCCCCTTCGGCTCGACGGTGCCCAGCGCCATCAGCCCGGAGAGGATCTCGCCGGTGCCGACGTAGGTTGTCGCCGACTCGACCCAGAACCCCGAACCGGCGACGGCGAAGCAGGTCCTCGAGCCGAGCCGGACGACGCCGGTGACGTTAGCGACCAGCGTCGTCTCGAAGATGTCATTGCAATAGGCGGGCTGCAGCGGCTGGACCTCTTGGTCCATCACCATTCGGAGCACACCTGATCTTGCGCCGGCCATCGCCGAGTAGCCGGTCCACACCTTGTTGCCGTCGGCGGTCGCGCAGCGCACGTCGCCGGGCTCGGTGATCAGCGGGCCGTAGGTGAGCGTGCCATCGCCGGAGACATCGGCGACGCGCACGCCGTTGGAGGTGCACAACACTGCCGACCCGGCAAAGCTGAGCCCGAAGCGGAGCAGCTCGCCGGGCGGCAGTGGTGCCGCTTCTTGACTCTGCACGAGATTGCCGGCCGAGTCCGTCGTGGCGGTGTGCAGCTCCGAACGCGACCCGGCGAAGCCGCCGATGTAGATGCGTGAGCCGATGTTGAACAACGTCGTCCAGCGGAACGCTGCTTGGAAGTGGGTCTTGATCGTCGACACGGTGGCGCCGGTGGCGCCGATCTCTTTGAGGACGTTGCCAGTTGACAACAGCAGTCGGTTGGAGACGAAGGCGATCGAGTCGCCGGGCCCCGGAGGGGTGGCGAAGGCAGTGGAGACGGTGGCCGCACCGACGTACTTGACGGTCACCGTGGTGGTGGTGACATACAAGTCGGTGCCGTCGGAGGCCAGGCCGGTGATCGTCCCGCCGGGCGCGGTCATCGCCGTCCAGGTGACGAAGTCGGTGGTGCGGTACAGGATCGTGCCATCGGTGCCGAACACGTAGATGTCGCTGCGGATCAGCATCGGGTTGGAGTTCGTCACCGAGCGGGCGTTGCTCGTCGCGCGCAACAGCTGCAGCTGGTACGGCGTGTCCCAGGCGATCCCGAAGCTCGAGCGGTAGCGCTGGTCGTCGGACTCGGCATCGGTGTCGCCGAGCGTCTGGCCGCAGCCGTGCTTCCAGTTGTACTTGTAGCGGGCCCACGCCCCCCGGGCGTTGAACAGGCTGTCGTTGGGCTGCTCGTTGGCGACGACGGTGTCACGGAACGTGTCCTGCGCGCCGGAGCGCCACGCCGCCTCGGAGTGGTTCAGCTCGACCGGGAACGTGTAGCCGTCCAGCGTGACGGTGTCGGGGACGCAGTCGGTGACGCCGCCGGTCTCCGATGGCCCGCCGGGCGCGACCGGTCCACCACCAAGGTAGAACGGGAACGAGTAGAGCGGGGTGGGGAACGGCATTACACGATCCGGATCGGGTAGGCGTGCCGCAGCCGGCGCACCTCTGCAGCCTTGCGACGCTCGTAGCGGGCGATGCCGAGCTGCTCGATGGAGACCATCGACCCCATCGGAGTTTCCTCGGCGCGGCGGGCCTCGTCTTGTGGCTGGCGTGAGCCGCGCCCGTAGTCGCTGTTGGCGATGAGGCGGATCTGGGCGCCCATCTCGAGCACGTCGAGCATCGACGTCGGGATGTGGAAGTCGGTGACCAGGTCCTGCGCGGTGGTCATCCCGTCGCCGTGGAACGGCATCGCCACCACGACGTACACCGAGCCGTAGCGGATCGGCTCGAGGAACCGCAGCAGGATGCCACTGACCGTTGCGCCGTCGAAGGTCGAGGCGGTGCCCCGGATCATGCGGATCGGCAGCTCCGGCCAGACGACGGTGGCGTCCGAGGTCGAGGACAGCTCGTTCTGGTTGCAGCGGACCACGCCGAGGCAGTCGGTCCACTCCACCGGGAGCTCGACGGTCTGCGCCGACGGGGCCACGGTGAGCGTGTCGGCCAGCGTGTAGTACAACGAGGTGCCCCACGAGTCGATCTCCGACTGCATCGCGTCGACGATGTCGAGCATCGAGAAGCGGGGGGCAATGTCGATCTGGGCCAGGTCGGCGTGGTTGGCGGCCTCCGAGTCGAGGAAGCCACGGATCACGGTGACCTGCACGTTGGACGTGTCCAACGAGATGATTCGCATCAGCTCAGTGTCGATGCCGAGCGTGACGCCGACCTGCACGCCACGCGGCAAGGCGGTCCCCAGGAACTTGACGGTCGTGGTCGAGTCGTCGATCGCCACAGCGAGGACGGCGACTTCCATGTTGTGGCCCGGGCCGAGGTGGCGACGGATCCGTTCTGCGGTACTCAGTACTCCGGTGCGTGCCATTGAACATCCTTCCGGTGGTCAAGGGCCCCGGGTTTCCCCGGGGCCCCGCTCTCGTGTGAAGCCGAGAACTAGACCAGGTCGGCAGGCATCGCCGAGTTCGGATCGAGTCCGGTCCATGCGGCCATGTGGGCTTCGCCCTTGACCTGGAAGCCGGCCTCCATCACGCACATGTAGGAGTCGGTGTCGTCGGTCTTGGCCAGGTGGGTGACCTGCATCGGTGCGAACTTGCGCATCGAGAAGCCGGCGCGGCGGACACCGAACGCGTCGGTGGTCTTGCACCAACGGTTGCGGGCCAGGCCGATCTCGCCGAACTCGGTCATCACGGACTGGGCTCGCTTGCGGCCACGAGAGGCGTCGTCGACGGTCACGGTCTGGATCCGCTCTGCGCCGGTGGTGTTGTCCAACGCACCGAACGCGGCCGGCCGGGCCATGATGAAGTCGAACTTGCCGCCGAGGTCGTAGGCCGCCTGGAGGCGGTCCTCGATGGTCTCCACCGTCAGCCAGGTGGTCGTCGTGTCGACGTTGCTGGCCAGGTAGTACTTCAACCCGCCGGTCTGACGACGCGAGGTCGTGGCATGGATGTGGCGGACGCCGTACAGCGCCGCCTGCTCGATGCCGACGCCGGCGTTGTGCATCTGGTTGACGAGCTGGTGGGCCAGCTCCGAGGGGATCCCGTACTTCGAGATCGACTGCTCGGTGCGGCTCATGGTCAGCTTCTTGGACCAGATCTGGCAGTAGTTGAAGTACCGGTCACGGCCCTGGAAGTTCGTCGAGCCGACCGCACCTTCGATGAGGATCGAGCCGAGGCCGATGATCTCCGCGCCGATGGCGTGCGTCGCGCCGGTCGTGTTGGTCTCGGCCGCCGTACCACGAGTCACGGTCAGGATCTCGGTCGTCGTGTTGACGGCCGTGACGATCATGATTTCGTTGTCGATGCGGATGCCGTCGCCGACACTGAACTTGACCGCGCCGCCGGCGGGCGTCTGCACCGAGGTGCCGACGGCGTCGGTGAGGGCCACGGCCAGCGTCGAGCGCGGCAGCGGGGCGTTCTCCTCGAGCCAGTAGACGGTGATGTCGTTGGCTGGGGTCTGGGGCAGCAACGGCACGCCGTCGCTGTTGACACCGTGGATCAGGGGGAGATCCTCCGGAGCCAGCATGTAGATCATGCTGTCGATGTCGAGTGGGGTCTCGGTCGTCAGGTTGAACGAGAATGCGGATGGGCCTACAAGTTCCTCAGCCATAGCTGGTCACTCCTATTCGGGATTGTTCGAGTTGGCAAAATTGCGACGGATCGCCTCGATCTTGTGCTCGTGCTCGCGGTACTGCTTATGGCGAACCACGGTCCCGTCAGGATTCATCAGCGGCATCTTCGACCCATCGGGTCGTTCGTCGTAGATGATCTTGGCGTTGATCGAGGGGGGCTCGAATGGCGTGGGCCGCCAGTTGAGCGTCTTGGTTGGCGTCGCCCGTGGCGACACCTGCAACCCTTTGCCTCTCAGCCGGCAGGCGTAGTGCTCTACGCAGCCGGGCTCACAGTCTCGAATCATCCCCGGGGTCGGGAGACGGCCAAACGGTTTTGCTCCTCGGCTGCTGCGTAGTGAGCTGCAGCATCGAAGAACACTCGCTTGTCGCCCTTGACGCCGGCGCCGACCACCTGTCCCATCGCATCCGCTCGAGCAGCATCCTCGTCAGCCCCAGCGCGGATCGCCGTCTGGTAGCCCTTGAGTGCTTTCTGGACCGGGTGTTCAGTTTCCGGGGCTTCCTGTCCTGACGGCTGGCCGGAGCCGAGACCGTCGTACAGGCCCTGCCGCTGTTGCTCTTCGAGCAGGCGGGCGGGGTCCGGTGCAGGTGTTGCGTCGGGGGCCTTGAGCGCACCGATCTCGGTGGCTTCGGCCTTCAACGCTTCGAGATCTTCTCCCTCGAACGTCTTGAACAGCATCGTGCCCAGCTTGGTGCTGGTGTCGATGCCGGCCTTGAGAAACAGGTTCTCACGACGGAGGATTGCGACCTCGCTGAGAGCCTTCTTGCCTTCCTTGGCCGCTTTGCGCAGGCCTGGCAATGAGTTCTCGTCATCGAGCTCGGCTTCCTGTTCGAGTTCGTCGTCTTCTGCGGGCATTGGGTTACTCCTTGTGGGTGCCATCGCGCCTTGGCTCGCGTCACCGCTCGGCGAGGCGGTGAGATCTTTCCCGAATGCGGAGCGGCCACGTCCTCGTAGCTCCACTACCAGTGCCAGGGCCCTACCGAGCTCACCTGACGGGTGAGAAAGTAGCAGTCCCGATTCTCACAGTGGTGGACCCGTACTGTTTGGTGGTGCCACAGGACCAAGTCAACCCAGCTGCGATCTCCCAGGACCCGGCGCTGGTGAGCGCGTTCTCGCCGCACAAGCACCGAACCAACCTGCTCGACAATGGCGCGCACGTCATCAATCAGCGCGTCAGCGCCCTCACCGGGATCACCACCGACGCCGGCCAGAAAGTCGTCGATCGCTGGGCGATCAGGAACGGCGGGCTCGGCACCTACACGCTGTCACAGCTCGCCGCCGGGCCGGCCAATACCGAGTTCGTGCTGTGCTCCAAGCTGCTGTGCACCACCGCCGACGCCGCGCCGGCCGCCGGTGACTACTTGCTGTTCGGGCAGAGCATCGAGGGGTTCAATCTCCAGCACCTGTTGTGGGGCACGCCGCTGGCCAGGGCGGTGACCTGCAGCTTCTGGATCAACATGAACACAATCGGCACGTTCGTGGTCGAGCTGTTCCGCTCCGAGGGCGCCGGCAACCGCTGCATCAGCGCGACGTTCACGGTCAATGCTGCCAACACCTGGGAGTACAAGACCGTCACCTTCCCGGGGGATACGACGACGGCGATTACCAATGACTCGGCCGCTCGCCTGTCGTTGGCGATCTGGCTCGGCGGTGGCACGACCTACACGAGCGGCACGCTGGGCACGTCGTGGGCCGCCCAGACCAATGCCAACCGTGCGGTTGGTTGCTCCAACCTGAGCGCCACGATCAACAACTTCGCCCAGGTCACTGGCTGCCAACTCGAAGTCGGGTCGTTCGCCTCAGCGTTCGCCACGGTGCCCTTCGCCCAAGAGCTGATCAACTGCATGAGGTACTACCAGAAGTCGTACCCCTACGCGAATGCGCCGGGCAGCGTCAACGCGGCCGGGATGACCCCGACGTACTGCAAGGTGTTCGACACAACGGTGCTGACCAGGCTGGCGATCTACCAGGCGCAGTTCATCGTGCCGATGCGTGGCGTCCCAGTGGTCAGCGCGTGGTCGTCGGATGGCACGGCCGGCGATATCAACGCCTACAACGCGGCGGCCACCAAGCTGGTGATCTCGTCGTTCAACGACATCAGCGAGCGCAGCGTCAGCGGCTGGCTGACCACGACGGCCAACGCCACGGCAGACACGATGTACCAATTCCACTGGGCCGCCACGGCCGACATCTAGCCGTTGGAGGTGCCGACTCCGGTCAGGCCCTTGTTGGTACGCAGCGCCCCGCCGGACACCGCAGCACGAGCCGAGTTCCGCTCGATCTGGCGGCGCTCGAGTTCGCTCGCCGCCGCCCCGGAGCCGAAGAACACCGAGTCCTGGGCGTCCTTGGTGCCGAGATCGTGGGCGCCCTCGCCGAGCGTCTCGGTCAGGATGCCGGAGCCCTCGATGCCGGAGATCTGGGTGAGGTCCTGGTAGATGCCGGCGTCAGTCTTGGGCAAGCCGGCGACACGGTCGGCGGTGGCCTGGTCGACGTCGATGCCCATGCGCTTGCCGATGCCGGCGGTGTAGGCGGTGCGGCTCATCCGGTCCAGTCCTGCTTGGGTACGGCCCGGATCGAGGAACATTGATGCAAGGGCGGCGTCGCCGAGGACTCCGAAGTAGTTGTTGAACGTGTCGCGGACCAGCGGGTCGGTGTTCTGCACCCGTTCCCATGCTGTGCCGAGGCGCTGCTCGACCTCGACCGCGCTGAGCCCTTTGCGCATCAGGTCCTGGGCGTCGGACCAGTTGTCGTACATGAACGTCGGCAGCCCGGCCTGGCGCATCACGTCGGTCACGGTCTGTTCGTACTCGCGGACTTCGGCCACCGAGGGGATATGCACAGCGGCGCCGGAGTTGGCCTGCTTGCGCAGGTCGTTGATCACTCCGTAGCGGGCCTGGAACTGCGGGGTCTGCTCGATGGCGATCTCGATCGCTGCCTGGCTGTCGACACCGGAGGTGATCTGGTCCCACAGCCACCCCGACGGCGCGCCGTTGGCGCCGATGGTGAACAGCCCGCCGAGATCCATGTCGGTCAGGTACTTGGAGATGTTGGCGAACGTCGTCGCGTTGTCGGGTGCGTCGGCCACTTACCCTCCCTCGAAGGTCTGGCGCAGCAGCTGAGCGGTGTTGGCGGCCAGGCGGGCAGCGTTGTTGGTCTTGGCCCACTGCACGTCCTTGCGGGCGGCGCGGGTCACCTCGGTCATCGTCGCTGCTCTCGGCTGGCCCTTGTCGTCGACCCCGGTCGCCATCTGCCGGTACTTGGGATCCATGAAGTCGATGTTGTCGGCGCCGAGCTCCAGCTCGCTGGCGATCTTGTCGCGCGCCGGCATCAGGATGTCGCGCATCGTCAGCCCGGACTGCAGCCCCTGCGCGGCCCAACCGAACTCGGCGAGGGCCTGACCCTGGAAGATCGACGCCACCGCCGTCGGGTCCATCTCCCCGGAGTTGATCCGGTTGGCCCACTCGCGAGCGGTGTCATCGCTGACGTTCATCAGTTGGTCGGCGCCCATCTTCTTGATCTGGTCGATGGACACCTGGACCAGACCGGGCTGGGTGATCTTGGTCGGATCGGAGAGCAGGTTGTCGTCGAGCTGTGCTCCGGTCCAGTGCTCGTTGGCCGCCTTGGTGGCGATGAAGGTGACCTCGTCCTCGGTCAGTGGCCGGCCGAGCGTCGAGGCCCGGTTGCGGACCTCCGCCTTGGCCGACTCGATCTGCTCCGGGGTGGGAGCACCTCCACCGCCACCGCCTCCGCCGCCTCGACCTCCGCCGCCACCACCGGAAGCCTTGAAGATGTCGGTGCCGAACGTGTCGGCGATGTCGTTGAGGACGTCGTTCGGATCACGGTTGTCGACGTGGGCCCGCCACAACAACGCCTGCACTCCAGCGCCGCCGCGCTGCACCAGGGTCACCTGATCCTGGGAGTGGGCGAAGACGTCGGAGAGCCATTTGTTGTAGCCGTTGATCCCGCCGGCGTCGCCGGCCATCAGCCCCGGGAACAGGGTCTGGTTGACGTAGCGCTTGTCGGTGGCCTTGACGCCGAGGTTCTGCTCGACGTGCGGCGCGGCCTTCTTCGGCTTCGGCTTGGCAGTGGTCGGTGGCTTCGGTTCGGTGGTCGGCATCAGTGCATCAACTGCCGCAGCTTGAAGTCGAGAGATCGGCTGGTCATGTCACGCGCGTCCTCTTGGAAGTTCTCCGACTGGTCGAGCGCGGCGCGTACGTCGCCCTCGTCGTAGCCGCGTGGGTTGTCGGACTCGAGCTGGCCGCCACGGCCGAAGGTCTCGTTGCCGCCGATGTTGCTGGCCCGGTCACGGACCAGCGACTTGAGGTACATCTCGACCTGGCGCAGCTCGTCGGGCTGCAGGTTGCGGCCGATGACCTGCTGGGCATAGTCGTTGGCGGCGGCCCGGCTGTAGCCGGGATCCTGCTTCAACCCGGCCAGGCGCTGATCGCGCACGTTCATCCGGTACGACTTCATCCGCTCGCCGATCAGCGTCGAGATCGGCTTGTTCGACTGGTAGGCCTCGGTCAGCATCTTGCGCATGGCGATCAGCGTGTTCTGGTCGTGGGCGTCGCCGACCAGGTAGTTGCCGCCGTTGTCGAGGCCGTCGTAGTAGCCGGCGTTGGCCAGCTTGGTCTGCATGTCCTTGATCTTGTCGGGCGGCATCGACTGCAGGTAACCGAGCGCCTCTTGGGCGGTGAGCGACTTCTTGACCCGGTCCTTGGGGACGTAGCCGGCACGGCCGCCACGCTTGCCCGGGTTGATCGACTCGCCGGTGTCGATCAGCGCCGGCGCGCTGGCCTTGCCCTCGTTGGCGGCAGCGTCCTCGAGCGACCACTGGTCGGTCTGGACCATGTAGCGCAGGTCGTCGGGCGAGTACTGGGCGGCGCTGTTCAGCGAGTCGAGGGAGATCTCCTCGCCGGTCAACGGATCGGTCACGGTCCCGTCGGCGGCGTCGGTTGCCGCTGGGTCGGTGACCGGCTTGCCGTCCTTGTCGTACGTCGTCGGCAGCGGCGAAGCGCCTGCCGAGGTCGAGTTGAACACGTCCGGGTTGGCGACGCCGGCGTCCTTGAGCCGCGTCACTTCGCTGTCGAGGTACGGCTTGGTGCGGGCGACGATGTTCTCGGAGCGATCCGGCAACAGCGGCGACATGAAGCCTTCGGTGTGATGGCGGTGCAGGATCGTCTTGCCGTCGAGCGCAGCCAGGTACGGACGCAGGTCGATCATCCCCAGCACTTCCGGGGTGCGCATCCCTTGGGGCAGCGAGTCGACGATGATCTCGGAGATGTCGCCGGCCGAGGTGTCGTAGTTGTTGTTCTTGTCGCCACCCATCCGCTCGTTGAGGATGTTCTGGGCGTCGACGTCGTTGAGGTCCTCGCCGGTGCCGAGCTTGGTCAGCTCCGGGTCGAGGGGAACGTCCTTGGCCAGGTCGGCGCCGGTGTACCGAACACCCGGCTTTTCATAGCCGCCCTTGGTCGTGTCGGCCTTCTCGTCCTTGTCCTGGGCATCAGACACGGGCGTAGCCTAATCGAGCGACGCTTCGGGTCGGAGGACGCTCACCCATAGTGACATCAGCTCCGGGCTCTGATCGACCAGTTGGCCCATGTACTTGGTGAACTGGGTCTTGAGATGCTCGACCTCGGCGACACCGCTCGCCGAACGGTCGTCACCGAGCACGGCGAGGCGCGTCTTGTACTGATCGAACAGGTGCAGCGCGGTGCGCATCGCCTTGAACTGCTTGGCTGTCGCACCCGTCCCGTCGGCGCCGGGGGCCTGCGGATCATCGACGATCGAGCGCAGCTCGTTGAGCGTGCGGGTGCGCTGGGCGCGGCCGTCGCTGGACTGCAGCTCCTCGGTGAAGATCGGGTGGGCCATGCGGTACACCTGCAGCTCGTAGTCGCGTCTGGCGGTGAGCTCGCGTGCCGTCGCCGTGTCGCCGGCCTGGTTGGCCTTGTCGATCTGCTTGCCGTAGATCTCGCGCACGGCGAAGTACTCCTGCGAGGCGCCCTTGAACTTCATCGCCCGGAAGAACTCCTCGGGGCTGCGCTGCTTGCGCAGCTCGTCGGCCATGTCGGCGTCGATGGCGTACTGCGAGCGGTCGCCGACGTTGGGCGACTGGGGCAGCAGCCACGGCGCGGCGTTGGGGAACTCGTTGAAGTAGTTCTCGTTGGCGTGGAAGAAGGCGATCGAGTCGGGGCTCGAGGGGATCGGCGCGCCGGACTTCGACTCCGAGCGCGGGATGGTGTAGGCCAGCGGGTTGCGCGTCCCGTCGATGGTCGGCGGGGCGACGTCGTCGGGGCCGGCCATCGGATTCAACTCGAGGAACTTGGCGGTGCCGTCCTCGATGCCGAGGGAGCGGACGAGCTTGGTGTATTCAGCGTTGAGGAACCGACCGGGATCGTCGACGCCGAGACCCAAGACGTTGGCCGAGTCGCCGGCGGCGATCTCCTGCGGCGAGCCCGGGGTGAAGAATCCACCGAGCGCCTGGGCGAGCACGACGATGCGAGCGTGCTTGCGGATCCTGTCGAGGTAGTCCTGGGTCTGGCCGGGAGTGGCGTTGTCCGGCAGGCCCTGGTCGTGGGCCTCGGCGTAGGCCATCGCGGTCATCATCGCCGAAGCGAACGCCGGGCTCT